TTTTAACCCTTAAATAATTGTTATGAAAATATTAGTGTTTATTTCTTCTGCTATTTCGGTTTCTTTTATCATGCTCTATAAGTTGTTTTTACATTGCCTCTAATTCGCACCAAATTACCTGAACCATCCCTAAAATATTGCTCCTGTTTTTTCGCTGCCATTTGTGCCAAATACCCTTCCATTTTTGAGTTATCAGATTTATATTCTATAAACAAAGGAATATCATTGGCAGCTTTATTGATGGATTGAAAATGATTTTCAAAAGTACCCTCATTCAGGCTCTTAGCAATCAAAGGCAGAATTGATTTGTATTTTGGGGCTTGCTTATTATTAATTATCATGTGTGCTTCATCCCTTTCTGCAAAGGCTGGTTTTCCTTCGCTTTCAAAACCTAAATAGGTATCGTTACCGCTTGCATGTGTGCCGCCTCCGATTGTTTCTAAACCACCTTTGCCAAAAGTTTTTTTACGGGCAACTTGGAACGCTTTTACTTTGCTGGCTACAAAGCTGCCTATCATTAAGCCCGAAGCGATAAGGGAAAAGGGAAAACCCACGGTTGCATAAATTTTAGAAACTGCTGTAATTAAGTTTGAGGCCTGTTGAATGGTTTGTAAAGCTAATTGCTGCTTTTGTGCCTTTTCTTGGTCTTTTAATGCCTTGCGCTGGTTTGCTTTGGCTGTCTCTAATTCCTTTGCTGCTGTCTCTGCATTGTGTGCAAACCCTGCATTTCTGCTGGCAATTTCTGCCTGTAGTGCTGATTCTGCGCTACTTACTTCATCTGCTGCATTTTTTACGTTTTGGTCAGCTACACGCTTCCTTAGTGCTGCAAACTGGTTTAATTGGTCACTCGCAAATTTTAGCGAATCAGAAAGTACTTTTTGTTCATCACCATCAACACCTAATTTAAATCCTAAAGCTGAAAAAATACCACCCTCTTTTACATTCGACTTAAATAATTTTTTCTCAAAGTCTTTTTGCATTTTCTCTGCTTGCGCAATAGCATTTTGACCTAAATCTTCTGGTAATGATTGATTTAACTCACCCTCTAAGCCGCTTTTAAAGTTCAATGCTGCAATTTTCCCTAGTTCATTTAATTTAGGCTGTAGTGTGCCTGTATCTCCTAAAATACCATCCAGCGCCCTAACTAATTTGCTTTCTTCAATCAATTCTAAGCTGTCAAAATTCAAGTCAGCACCTAAGCCTTTTGCCTTCGCTTTCAATTTATCAATCTTTTCTATAGCCCTATCAAACTCTAATCTGGCAACTGTTGCAGCGCCCCCCAATTTTGCGTTTGCGTTCTCAATTTCCACCGCTAAAGCCCTGACAGAATTTTGCCTTTCTTTGTCTGCTGCTGCTGCTGCTGTGGCTTTGTTTATGCCGTCTTGATTAATGGTATTAAGCTTGTTTTGCAGGGTCGTTTGAATCTCAATAGATTCCTGTTGAGTGGTAAATAATTCCTTTTCTTTGTCGGCTAAAACTTGGGCATCTTCAAAAAGGGTTTCTCCTAAAGCGTTCTTTTCTTTAATTGCCTTAATTTCTCTTTTTATAAGGTCCTCTCTTTGTGATTGTATATTTTGTTCCAATCCAAACGCCAATTTTGCTGCCCTGCTGCGCTCTTTGGTGCTTTTAGTCGTATCTTCAGCAACTAGATTAAGTTTTTTTATTTCTGCCCTTGTACGTGCTGTTTGTACCTCTAGTTTTTGTGTTTCTTCTTTGATACCCTGCATTACCCCTTCTATCTGGCTGGCTTTGTTAAATTCAGTTACTACTTCAGTACCAAATCCTGAAACGCTTGCCTTTGCATCTGTCCAAGCTCCTTCAAAGTCACCTTTCAATAATTTGACAATAGCGCCCCCAAATGTGGCAACCCTATCTATCACCACATCAAAAACAGCACTTAATCCTGCTGTGAACCGATTAACAGCGTCAAGCCCTTTTTGTGTTCTGGTTAGGTTGGTGTATAATGCCCCTAATAAAAGAACAACAGCACCTATGCCTGTTGCGGCTAAAGCCACTTTAAAAACGCCTGTTTGCTTAATCATTGCCCTTAGTGCCACTTTTCCACCATTTAGCCCCTCTTTTATGCCTGTCAATTCGGTTGCCCACCTGCCCAAAGGACCAGGCAAGCCCCTAACTGCTTTGGCATAATCACCAACTGACAAAGTATGCTTTCCTGTTGCTTCTTGCAGCCGTTTCATTTCTTCATAAATCTCTTTAGTCTGCTTTTCTAGTTTTTCCCCTGCACCACCTGCTGCCCTCATTTCCTTTGACATTGCATTTAATGTCTGTTTGTTAATAGTGTACTGTGCAGAAAGGGCATCATAACTGCCCTCTAAGGAAGCATTTAGTCTGGCTTGCGCTCTATTGTTCCTGTTAAGTTCTTTTACTGCTCTTTTGGCTTCTTCAATATCAATTGCGTTTTGCTGCATAGCTTTGTTGTACTTATCAACTTGCTTTTGCATTTCGTCTGTTGCCTTTGCTGCTTTTACGGTTTCTTTTCTTCCTTCTTCTGTTGTATTGTTTACGTTCTTTAAGCTAACTTCCAATTTCACCGCTTCACCTTTGATAGTGTCCACCATTTTTTTATAAGCAGCCGTTGCAGCTTCTAAATCAGCTATTAACTTTTTTAAACTACCATCATCATTATAGAGGTCACTATTTTTAATTGGATTGGCCAAAATTTATTTTTTATTCAATTGTTTCTTTAAAATTTCCAACCTGCTGGAAAAACCGAACACGGTTAATTTTTGCGGTTCTGTTATATTCATGTGTTGAGATATAAGGCTGCAAATTGTCTCAAATTGTTTCTTTTGCGCTATCTCTAAACCGTTTGTACCTTCAAAACTTTTAGGGCGTAAAAGGCGCAATAAGTAGTCATCAATAGCAGCGATTTTTTCATCAACCTGAACCCCTTGGATTTTTCTTAAACTGAAAATAACCCTACTCTTTATTTTGCTGTAATATTCCAACTCTTTTCCTTTTCCAGATAAGGAAGGAAAACAGGTAGATAATTCCGACAATAATTTTTTTTTTAAAGTATTAAGCAGTTGCCCTATTTTTCCTGCTGTGAATTTTTGCTTTGCTAATATTTCTAAAGTTTCTTTGATGCCAGATTCACTAATATCTGTTCTTTCCTGTCCATCAATCGAATGAACCAAACAGGCAAAGGCATTGTGTTTGGGGTTGATGTTGCTAATAACAAAAATCAAGGATTGTTGAAAGTTGGCCAATTGCTGTAAAGCCTCTTCTTTCTTATCGCTGGTTATATATTTGCCTAGCATAGTTATATGACTGCCCACACTTTCCATATCACCACCAATACCTGAATCAATCGACAAAGCCACCTGAAACGCTTGGAAACGGTTAATAGGTAGATTCTCAATAGAATCAAATAATACTATTTTATGACCATTGAACTTTTCTGTAATCATGCTACAATAGTAGTTTTATGCATTTCTAAAAAAGCCCCTCTATTGCCTTTTATTTCGGCTTCTCGGATCTTCATTTCTTGCAATTGTTCTGCTTTCATTTCTTTGTTCAGTTGTAAAACTGTCAGCTTATCCTTTGCGGCTATAATCAGTTTTTTTTGCACTCTAATCTGCTTTGATATTTCCCCTATCTCCTTCCCTTGTGCTTCCAATATTCTAAAGTGGCTGCGCTGCTCTGATTCTGCCTTTTTGATTGCCTTATCAATTATCTGTTTATCTAACATAGTTTTATATTTTACAATATTCTAAAAGTAATTTCCAATCAATCTTATCAATCATTTTCCACTTTCCATGTACTTTATGCTTTGGGCATTTTTTGCCTGTTATATCATAATGTCGGACTAAAGGAACATTACCATGAATGCTTTTAAGGTATCGAATTAATTTTACTGTTCTCCTTAAAGTTCCTTTGAAATCACCATCACTATTTACACACATTTCAACCCCTATAGTATAGAAATTTGGGGTTAATCTTTTTTCATCCAAAAGGGAACAACCAAATTTAGTGTACCCATATTTTTTCACGTCCTTTTTTAAAATTCGGTGGTTTCTATCTCCACAATGATAGGCCACTTCATTAAGCGGTAAACATTGTATTACTTCTTTTTCATCTACAATAAAGTGCGCACTGGCTTTCCTTTGTGTGCTATTGAAATAGTTCCTGTTTGCTTTTGCATTTGCGCCCTTGTTTAGGTTCGCTGTCCAATGCAGTACAATTGCTTTTAGTTCTCTGATTTGGTAAAATTCGGGTCTATTTAGTGCTGGTCTGTTGTGATTATCTAGGAATAATTTGTTGATTGTGGGTTGCTCAATTCTAGGTTTCGGGCTGCTGTCTGGATTGTTGGGGTCAATTCTATCCCTAATTCTTTCAGAAGTTCCATTTTCTCTTCTTTGCTTATTTTGCCCTTTTTCTCCCACCTGTTCAGCTTGCGAACCAATCGGGCTTTTTTTTTGATAGGATTATTGAACCACCCATTTAAGAAGGGTAATAATTGGAATATAATTTGTAATACCTTTTCCATACATTTTGATTTTGATTTTTAATTACAATTCTGTTTAATTTTAATTTGTCCTTCTATTCTAAGGCCACCATACGGACGCATAAGGAATTGCTGCTTTGCGTCTTGAATATCAAACCCCTTATAAATGTTCTTAGCTTCTACATAAGTTTTTTGGATAGTAATTGAACAGGTTTTGAAAGCTGTTTTTGCCAATAAAACTAGAATATCTCTTTTTACGTTTTCAATTGTCCTTTGCAGGTGGTCAGTAGGGTGGGTTGTTCTGTAATCCCACCAAAATATCAAAGAATAAGTACCAAAAAAATCACCTAATTGCCCTTTTCTCTCTGCTATATTTACCCCGTCATCTACCAAAAAAAAACAATGATTTTCTAAGTATTCATCTGGCAACAGGTTCAAATATTCGTTTGGGAAGTCTTGACGTCCTACGTATATATGGGGTTCATAGGATGCCCTATTATTGCGCTGGATAGGTATTTTTTCAGCTTGTCTATAAGCATTAGTCAACCAACTTAATTCAGTTGTTAGAACGCCCCCAATTTCATTAAAAGCCTTATCAAATAGGGTAGGGGTGACTAAAGTTGGTTGTACTGGATTATTCATTTAATGCTTTTCTGAATCTGTCTATAAAATTTGGCTTGATTAAATCAATAGTTCCCTGTAAATTTTTGTCATTCAATCCCAAAATATCAATACTGTATTTTAATTCTAATGATAGGGCTTTTCGGTCTGTAGATTCAATAGAAAATTTATCTTTGAAATAGACTAGGAAAAACTTACTATAATAGTCACCTGTATCTAATAAAGTTACCCTATCATAAACCTGCCCTTTTCCTTTTTTTACGCTTATTGTAAAGGGTCTATAGGGTGGCGTAATATCCTGTCCTGTGCTTAGTTCCCCATCTTGCAACTGCTCCTGGTTGAATAGAATAATTTCTTTTTCAAAGTTCCTGACAGCCTCTAATAAAAGTTTATCCTTTTCCTTTTCAAAGTCTGTTAATATTTGTATGTGTGCAGAAAATGGCATTATACTACACTATAATTAACCCCTGTTCGCTTAGAGGGTAATAATATCCTGTCAATGTTGCTGGTGTCAAATTGTATGGCATCTATAGCACTATTAAGCTCATGGACTAAACCCATTGGCTTTCCTGTGCTTTGGGTATCTCCGAACAATTCAAACTGCATTTTTTGCCAATCTACATTGATATTCCTATTTACTCTGCTTTCTGCATTCGCTGCCAATTGTTTCACTAAATTGACTGCAATTTGCTTTTGAATAGCAGTAGCAAATAGGCTCTTTTGCTCTAAAATAAAGTCTGTATAATCTGCCCTGACATCAAACTGTAAATTGATACCGTAGTTAGTAGAATAGTTGTAGGCGTTTTTTGTGAGGTCCCCCAACGTGGTCAATGTTTCAGTAGTCTGGAAGCCATGAACGCCAAAGAATTTATTGAAAGTAAATAAACCCAATCTGCCAAAACCGCTATTTTCATAACTTAAACTATAATCGTAAACCCCATTAATAGGGTTGCCTGTGATTGTGTTCAAATCATATTCCAGATAATAAGAATTACCACCTGCCATGCTCCAAACAGCGTCCAAGCTGGCAAGGTCAAACCATTGCACCGAACCTGCACCCGTATAAACAAAGCTGAAGGTGTGTATTTCTGTTTTTTGTCCAGATTGAAAAAGCTTGATTGGAATAGTCTGATTTTGCGTAAATTGCAAACCTATCTTAGTGATTCTTTGAATTACCCCCCTGCTTTTATAGGGTATAATTTCAAAGCCAACCCTATAATCTTTTACATTTACTAAGTCCACAAAATTTCCTGTGCGTTCAAATAATTGACTTCTGGAAAGTAGATTTTTTGCTGTCTTTCTTTTTACCTTCAGTTCTGCCCACTTATTTAACAGGCTTATAATTCCCTGTTCTGTTCTTTCTTGTAGCCAATTGGTAAAAGGGTAATAAATTTTCCAGTAGGTTGCGTCTGGTGGCGTTTGGTTAGTGTTGGCAGCAATACAAATATAGTCTATACTACTAACTTTCACTATTTGCCCAATTGTGTACGCTGTTGCATTGTTCCATGCTGGAACAGTCACCAAATCAAATTGAGGTGCTGCGCTCAACATGTTCTGAAACGTCAATAAGGCGCTGGCATCATTCACAAATAGACCGCTTTCGCTGGTGGTCATTGCTTGTAATTGTGTACCGCTTGGGTCATAGTTTTGACGATAGCCAACTAAACCCAAAAGACCTGCCTTAATAGTTGAAACATTGAACATAAGAAAAGATAAAACAAAGGGGGCTAACAGCACCGAAAGACCCCCTTTATTGATTTATGGATTGGTCTGATTAAATCTAATTCAATTAGGCTGTTTCTACATCAAATTTGATAATTCCTGAAGGAATTGTAGTTCTATCTGAATTATACTTAACAACATAAGCCACATCAAAAGCAAAATCAACAAATCTTGCACCTGTTCTGGTTAGGTGGGCGGTTGCGCCTCCTGCTACACTACTTGCATCGACTGCTGCCTCATAGGAATAATAACCTGAATTGATACCCAATAATGGGATTTCAACAGTTCCCCACTCATGCGAAGTACCTAATTTAGTTCCCATAATTGCGTCTGGTTCAACTCTGGTCAACATACCTAAAGTACCATCTGTGATGGCATAACCTGTTGCAGATTTCAAAGCAGCATTAGAAATGCTATTTGAAAAACCGAAAAACTTATCTGCAAAAGGCAGCGTTTTGTTCTCCTGGTTGTATTCCCCAAATCCTTCCATTCGGTTAGTAATCGCTTTCAAGCCTTGATTTCCGATAATATCACCTCCGAACAAATCAAAATCATTTGATTGCATCATAGGGTCAAGGTCGTGTACAATGTAGGCACTTTTCAGGTCTGCTATTGTCGTTTCACTTACTACATTTGAAGCAAAGGTATTATTATCTCCCGTCACCTCTCCAATTACTTGCGTTTTTGCAGCATCTAATGCCGTAACTGCCAAACCCTCTAAAGTGGTTTTCATTTTGACAATCATTGCCTGGTACTTCTTATCAAAATCTAACTGCATGTCAACATCATTGTTGTAATGTTGGGCAGGATACATTGCAAAGCCATACGCCAAAGTGGTGAACACTACGGTATAGAATGCACTTGTATTTTCATCTGCTGCAATTGTCAAAGGGCGTGTACTTCTTACGGTCACATCTTTGTAATTGATAACAGGTATTTTTAAGGTATTTCCAGCACTTGAAAAAGCACGTTGCGCTAATTGGGGGGTGATAAAAGACTGCGCCCCTTGGGTTTGCCTCATAAAGGCATTGTGAACCCCTGCGCTGGTTACTCTTAATTCAGCACTATCAAATCTAGGTGATTTTTCTCTAAATTCAAGCGCCAAAGTTGCTACTAAACTCATAATAATGAATTTTTTAGGTTAAAAAATGTTGGCAACTTTGGCACTTGTTGCGGTGTATTATATTATATTATATTAATGGTAAGGCAGCTATATCATTTTGACTATAAGCTTCCTTTAATTTTGTTTGATATTCGGCTGTATTTCTGGCAATTCCTTGGGTAGCTAATTGCTTTTCAATCATTGCGGTAGCTTCTACTTTCGTTTTTGCCCCTGAAATGCTTATACTACCTGCTGCCCCTTTTCCTGCTCCTGCTGCTTTTGTTCCTGCTCCTGCTGCCGTGTGGCCTGTTGCCATGATTGGCGCTATGTCTGGGGTCATAATTTCCAGCAAACTAGCTGGCTGGCTTGGGTCGTTTGGTGATGTTATCAAAATTCCATGTTCATTCCTATAAACGGTTTTCTTTTCTCCCCCTTGGTCCAAAAAATCCATTTTCACCCTTCCTTTTACTGCCTGTTTTACGCTCAACAGGTGCGAATCTCTCAAAGCCTTTGGGATAATATCTTCTGACTTATAAGCGAAGCCGTTTAAGGCTTGTCCAAATTCTGCTTGCCATTTCAAGCCCTCTAAATCGCTTTGGTACTTTTCTTTTTCGCTGTTCAGCTTCGTTTGTAACTGCTCGATAGAGGTAGTCCTATCTAGTAACTGTTGTTCTAAACTTGAAACTTTCCCCTTTAATGCTGTATCTAATGAACCGTTTGCTATTTGGTTTTCTAAGTCTGCTTTTTCCTGCTGTAGTCTGTTTAATTTCGTT